AAATCAGAACTCGCTTATCGAGTACCTGCGTCTAAGTTTACTAGAAAGAAGATCACAACAAACGAAAAGCTTGAAGAAATAGAAGGTTTAGATACGACTATAGACTGGAAGAATACAGGTGATAATAGTTATGACGGTGAAAAACTAAAGTTACTAGTACACGATGAAAGTGGTAAGTGGGAAAGACCTGATAATATATTAAATAACTGGAGAGTTACAAAAACATGTTTACGATTAGGTAGTAGGATTATAGGTAAATGTATGATGGGCTCAACTTCAAATTCATTAGACAAAGGTGGAGAAAACTTCAAAAAACTATACAACGCATCAGACGTTACTAAGCGAAACAGAAATGGACAGACAGCGTCTGGTTTATATTCTCTTTTTATCCCAATGGAGTGGAACTACGAAGGATTTATTGATGAGCACGGAAGCCCAGTCTTCGATAATCCGAGTGATGATGTCTTTGACCCACACGGAGAGTTAATAGATGTAGGTGTTGTAGAAAACTGGCAAAACGAAGCTGATGGTTTAAAAGGTGATCAAGATGCGTTAAACGAATTTTATCGTCAGTTTCCAAGAACTACAGAACACGCATTTAGAGATGAAACAAAAAATAGTATATTCAACTTAGTTAAACTATATGAGCAAATAGACTATAACGAAGAAATGTCTAGAACATTAGGTATAACTCAAGGTAATTTTCAGTGGGTAAACGGTGTAAAAGACAGTCAAGTTATATTCTATCCAGATAAAAAAGGTAGATTTAAAGTAAGCTGGGTGCCACCAGTAAATATGCAAAACAATTGTATTATTAAAAATGGTGTTAAATGGCCTGGTAATGAACATGTAGGTTCTTTTGGTTGTGATAGCTACGATATATCAGGAACAGTAGATGGTATTGGATCAAAAGGAGCTTTGCACGGTTTAACTAAATTCAGCATGGAAGATGCTCCAGCTAACACGTTTTTCTTAGAGTATTTAGCAAGACCACAAACCGCAGAAATATTTTTTGAAGATATTCTAATGGCTTGTATATTTTATGGTATGCCTATATTAGCAGAGAACAATAAACCTCGTCTATTGTATTATTTTAGAAGACGTGGTTATAGAGGTTTTAGTATGAATAGACCTGATAAAATATGGAATAAATTATCTGTAGCTGAAAAAGAAGTAGGTGGAATACCTAACTCAAGTGAAGATATAAAACAAGCTCATGCTGCAGCTATTGAAATGTATATTCAAGCTCATGTTGGTATGAGTAACGAAGGGCAATTTGGTAATTGTTATTTTAATGAATTACTAAATGACTGGGCAAAGTTTGATATAAACAAAAGAACAAAGCATGACGCCTCTATTAGTTCTGGTTTAGCTATTATGGCAAACAATAGACATTTATATGCACCAAATGCTAAAATAGAAAAACCTAAATTAAACATAAGTATTGCTAAATATTCAAATAAAGGTAATACATCTAAATTAATTAATAAACAAATATGATTGTAAAAAGTTATTTTCCGTCTCAAGTCGTAAGCGACCTAGAAAAAATGAGCTATGACTACGGTTTAAAAGTAGCTAAAGCTATTGAGGCTGAGTGGTTTCACACTGAAAGAGGTAGTAATAGATATACAACTAATCACAATAATTTTCATAACTTAAGATTATATGCTAGAGGTGAGCAGTCAATACAAAAATATAAAGATGAGTTATCTATAAATGGTGATTTATCATACCTTAATTTAGACTGGAAACCAGTACCTATTATACCTAAGTTTGTAGATATAGTTGTTAATGGTATTGCAGAGCGTACTTACGATATAAAAGCTTTTTCACAAGATCCTTACGGTGTTACAAAAAGAACTGAGTATATGGAATCTGTGCTAAGAGACATGCAAACTAGAGAGTTTAACGACATGGCTCAAACAGAATTTAATATTGATTTATACGAAAACAATAAAGAAGATCTACCAGACACTCAAGAAGAGTTAGAGTTACATATGCAGCTTAGTTACAAACAAGCTGTAGAAATAGCTGAAGAACAAGCGTTAAACACTTTGTTTGAAGGTAATAGATATGAGTTAGTTAAAAAACAATTTTATTATGATCTTACAGTTTTAGGTGTTGGTGCTGTAAAAACTTCATTTAATACTTCTGAAGGTGTTGTTATTGATTATGTAGATCCTGCAGACTTAGTTTACTCTTATTCTGAATCACCTTATTTTGAAGACGTATATTATGTTGGTGAAGTAAAAACAATACCAATAAATGAGTTAGTAAAACAATTTCCACATTTAGATCAAAGTGAACTAGAAGATATAGTTAAAAACAAAAACTATAACAAATCAAATTATAATCAGGGTTACAATCATAATGAGCATGATATAAATAAAGTACAAGTTTTGTATTTTAATTATAAAACTTACATGAATGAAACTTATAAAGTAAAAGAAACTGGTACTGGTGCTGATAAAATATTACCAAAAGACGATACATTTAACCCGCCAGAAGACATGGAAGGTGGTTTTGGTAAACTTCAAAAGTCAATAGAGTGCTTATACGAAGGTGCTTTAATATTAGGAACTGGTAAGTTGCTTAAATGGGAAATGGCTAAAAACATGATGAGGCCAAAAAGTGATTACACTAAGTGTAAAATGAATTACTCTATTGTAGCTCCACGTATGTATAAAGGCAAAATAGAAAGTTTAGTTAGTAGAATAACAGGTTTTGCTGACATGATTCAACTTACTCATTTAAAACTACAGCAAGTATTATCACGTATGGTTCCAGATGGTGTTTATTTAGATGCTGATGGTCTTGCTGAAATAGATTTAGGCAACGGAACAAATTACAACCCACAAGAAGCTTTAAATATGTTTTTTCAAACAGGATCTGTTATTGGTAGATCAATGACCTCTGAAGGTGATATGAATCCTGGAAAAGTACCTATTCAAGAAATATCATCAGGATCTGGTGGTCAAAAAATGCAAAGCTTAATCCAAACTTATAATTATTATTTACAAATGATAAGAGACACTACCGGCTTAAATGAAGCTAGAGATGGTAGTACTCCTGATAAAAATGCTTTAGTAGGTGTTCAAAAATTAGCTGCTGCTAATTCAAATACAGCTACTAGACATATACTACAGGCTGGTTTGTTTTTAACTTCTGAAGTTGCAGAGCAATTATCATTAAGAATATCTGATATATTAGAGTATTCACCAACAGCAGATGCTTTTATACAACAAATAGGAAATCATAACGTAGCTACATTAAAAGAAATGAGCGAGCTACATTTATATGATTTTGGTATATTTTTAGAGCTAACACCTGATGATGAGGAAAAAGCAATGCTTGAAAATAATATACAAATGGCATTACAACAACAGTTAATTGAACTTGCTGATGCTATAGATCTTAGAGAAATAAAAAATATTAAACTAGCTAATCAGTTATTAAAAATACGTAGAGCTAAAAAATTAGAAAAAGATCAAGCTCAACAACAACAAAATATACAATCTCAAGCGCAAGCCAATCAACAATCTGCCGCTGCCGCTGCTCAATCTGAAATGCAAAAAGATCAAGCTAAATCTCAAATGGAGATTGGTTTGTTACAAACAAAATCTCAATTAGATGCTCAAAAAATGCAACAAGAGGTTATGTATAAAAAAGAATTAATGCAAATGGAATTTGAAATGAACATGCAGCTTAAACAAATGGAGGTTGATTCTGCTAGCAATAAAGAAAGTACTAAAGAAGATCGTAAAGACGAAAGAACAAAAATTCAAGCCACTCAACAAAGTGAAATGATTGATCAAAGAAATAATGGTAAAGCACCTAAAAACTTTGAGTCAACAAGTAATGATATACTAGGTGGAGATTTTGGATTAGAATAAATTATTAATTATTATTATATTATATTATGGAAGAAAACGTAGAAAACGTAACTGAAG